GTATAGACAAATTGGTGCAAACTTGTCAGGCAGCGGTGAGATGGTCACATTGAATCTTGAAGTGGTCGGAGATCCGTACTGGCTGATGCAGATTCCAGGAACTCCTGGCAAACCACCATGGGAAGAAGACGTATGGGAATACGAAAAGGAACAGCTGACTGAAGATCAAATGGCCGAAAAGCGAAAGAAAACAGCAACACACACGTGGTTGCCATTTATCTACTTTGAAGCTCAAGTACCATCAGCAACAAATAATGGAATCACTGATACCATGAAGCTGAGAAATTCTGATGCCATCAGCGGAGTATACTTTACTGTTAAATTAGTAAACAAATTTACCAAGGGCAAGTTTACTTCTAATTTGGAATGTGCAAGAGAATCATTATCTAATCCTTGGACTGGAAGAGCCAAGCCCGCAGGCAGTACACCAGGATCAAGCCCAGGCACTGCATCGTCAACTGGACCCAACAACGCAGGGTCGGGACGACGAACAGGAACCCCGTAATAGGAATATAAATGAAAGCAAATAACACAGGCGGAAGTATCGGAGGAGGATCAGGTGCAATTGGCAGCAAGATGCAAGGGGTCTTCATCGGCAAAGTAAAAGACAATATTGATCCTGATGGCCTAGGCCGCCTACGAGTGTGGATTCCACAATTGAGTAATGCCGCTGAATCAAACAAGCAAAGCTGGTTTACTGTGCGCTACTGCCCTCCTTTTGCTGGCGCAACAAATACTCAAAACGAATCGCAGGCTAAAGACGCTACCAAGTATGCACAAACAAATCAAAGCTATGGTATGTGGATGGTACCTCCTGACTTAAATGTGCAAGTGGTTTGCAGTTTTATCAACGGTGAGTTAAGTCAAGGCATTTGGTGGGCTTGTTTGCCACACGATGGTCACACTCATGCGCTGCCAGCAGTTGCTTCAGGTACCACACACGATGGCGAAACCACACCATTGGCTGAACGTAATAGATACAATACTTCAGACCCTGATTCAGAACGCAGACCCAAACATCCGCTAAACAACGTCATTAGAAGACAAGGTCTTGAGAACGACAAACGCCGCGGCCACATCAATGCAGGCCCTTTTAGAAACAAAGAAAAGCACACAGGTTTGGGTTATGGTATTTTAACACCAGGCCAGCATCAGTTTGTAATGGACGATGGCGAAGAATTCAAGAACGGCCAAATTAGACTTCGCACTGCTTCTGGTAATACTTTTATCATGGACAATGATGAGGGCTTCATTTACTTTATCAACGCAACAGGCAATGCTTGGATGCAGTTAGACAAAGAAGGTAACGTGGATGTTTATGCTGGGGGTTCATTTAGTGTAAATGCCGGAGACAGTATTAACCTTCGTGCTGGTAATAACATTAACTTGGATGCTGGGAGTAATCTTAATGCCGCAGCCGCTAAGAATGTTGAAATAGAAGCATGCGAAGTGTTTAATGCAACTGGTACGACTGGTATGAAGTTGAGTACAACTCAAAACATGAACATCCTTGCAGACAGTCAATTTAAAATGACAGGTCAGCGTATTGATTTAAATGGTCCTCCAGCAGAGCGTGCAACATTACCTAGTCAAAATAGTTTAGTAACAAACACCACAGTTGGTAAAAGCATTGCTGGTCGTGTGCCTGAAGCAGAGCCTTATGGTGGTCACGTTAGTAAAGGTGGCGAACAGCCCACTGTGGTGCCAGGCACTTCGCCAATTGATGACCCTGTAATCTCACCAGCCCCAGAAAGTTATGAAGATAAGCCTGCGCCAGAAGATACTGATGCTATTGCTTGCGTACCTGAAGTAACACAAAGTAAATTAAGCGACGAGGGATTTAAGATTCTAAAAAGTCGCGAAGCATATTGTGGTATCATGTACAGTGACTATCAAGGTTACAGCATTGGCTACGGAATACGCTTAGACATTTTTGGCCCTGGTGGTGGTGGTAAAATTGACGAGAACTTAAAGAAGGCATTACTAGCCGGGCCAAGCGAGCCCGAAGCGCGACTAGCAAGCCGTCAAATTATTGATCGCGAAAATACGCCGCGAATCATGCGAGCACTTGAAAAGGCAAAAAGCGGAGCTGGCAAGCCAATTTGTATTACACAGTCGCAAATTGATGCATTGATTATGGCTTCGTATAGTAGTCCAGCAAGTGCGGATAAAATGGCACAAGATTTAGTACAGTCCGCCGCTGCCACAGCTGATGGCAAGCCTACCAACGAAGGCATCGCTCGAATTTGGGCTAATTCTCCTTATAACAACAGTAGCAAAGTTCGTAATAGTGATGCAAAATATGCAATGACTGGCAAGCCAAACTCTGATACACGAGTAATGGAGCCAGAACAGTTACAAGCAGAAGGTATCAAGCGAGATTTGTCACGTTTAAAAAACAATAAAGTTCAGCTGCCGGACACCGCAGGTTGGCGTGGCCCTTATGGTAACGGTGGGCAAACAGGAACAAAAGTTGAAAATACTTACGGAAAACCAACTCCGCAACATTTGGCACAATGGGAAAGAAGCTACTACTTAAACACAGGATCTGTGCCTTATGGAAGCAACTTAACTGTTGAACAGCTACGTGACAAGTACGGGTCTCCACATATAGGTGGCAATAATCCTCCTGGTGCTCCATCTGCAACCTAAAGATAAAACCCAGCTTAATAAAACTTGGTAAATAGGTGTATGCCAAGTTACACTTCAAAATTTCGAGGGTACAGCTCAATCGGGACTAGTTTTTTAAATCCAGTCCTGTATGATCTTGCCCTTGCAAAACAAGACTTATTAAATCACTTTAATACTCGCAAAGGCGAGCGTATTATGATGCCAGAATTCGGCAGCATTGTATGGGATATGCTTTTTGAACCCTTAGATGATTACACAATCAATTTAATTGACGCCGACGTGCGCTCAATTATCAAAGCAGATCCACGTTGGTTGTTGCAAAGCGTAGATATTAGCGAAGGTCCCAATGCACTTAACATTGAAGTTACAGTGACATATTTGCCCTCAGACGAAACAGTAGTATTACCATTGGTATACGATAAAGGAACGAACACATTATGAGCCAGACACGACGCCTAGGACAGTTAAACGCCGCTGAAAGCTGGCTTAACAATTACCGTTATCTAGTAAACGCAGATTTTAAAGCGTACGACTTTGAAAGTCTACGAGCTGCATTGCTAGATCACATTCAGCTGAACTATCCTGAAGACTTTAACGATTTTATCAACTCAAGCGAGTATGTTGCTCTGGTTGACTTGATGGCTTTTATGGGTCAAAATTTGTCTTTCCGTGCAGACTTAAACCTGCGTGAAACATTTTTAGAAACAGCAGAAGTTCGCGGTAATGTATTAAGCATCGCTCGTCAGCTGGGCTACAAGCCATTCCGCAATGGTGCTGCCAATAGCTTCTTAAAGATTACTTCAGTTACAACCACACAAGAATTATATGACAGCAAAGGCACTAACTTGGCAGGTAAAACTATTGTATGGGCAGATCCGCTGAACTTGGACTTTAACGAACAGTTTTCATTGATCCTAAATCAAGCCTTAAACAAATCTAATCCAATTGGCCGCCCAGTGAGTTCAATCTCTGCCAACGGTGCCACACGACAAATTTATGAACTTGATCAACCAGACACAAGAACCATGGTTGAGTCATTTAGTCTAACAGCACGAAACAACAACAGCTATCCTTGTGAATTGGTCCCAGTAACAATTGACACTGTTACAGAACTTGCAATAGAAAATACACCAAACCCATACGGTCGTCAAACAGTGCTGTTCAACAACGACGGATCAGGTTATGGCTCTGGCAGCAACGGCTGGTTCTTTATGTTCAAGCAAGGCTCATTAAAATTTGAAGACTTTGTGTTAAACACACGAGTAGAAAATCGTATTATCGATCTTCAAGGCAGTAACATCAATGAAACTGACATTTGGGTACAGAGCATTAACTCTTTGGGACAAGTGCTTGATGAGTGGACACCGGTTCCTAACACCAACAACAAAAACATTGTGTTTAATGCAGTGGCCAAGGACATAAGAAAAGTATATGAAGTTATTACTCGCGAAAACGATTCAGTATCGCTAAAGTTTGGCGACGATATCTTTGCAGATATTCCCACAGGTAACATTCGTGTATGGTATCGTGAAAGTGCCAATGAAACATTGACAATTTCTCCCAACGACGTTGCAGGTTTAGAAATGTCTATTCGCTTTGTTGACGGTACTGCAACCGAACAAGACTTAACTGTAACGCTTGAACTGTCAGTTCCTGCGTCAAGCACAGCTGGCGAAACACTGGAACAAATTAAAAATCGTGCCAGTCGTACCAGTGCCAGCCAAGATCGTATGATCACTGCGTCTGACTACAACATCTATCCTGAAGGCAAAGTAAGCGGAGTTGACAAGATCAAAGCTGTCAACAGAACACATGCTGGACAAAGTGTTTACGCAGACTTGTCTGACCCAACTGGTACATATCGTCCTGTTATCACATTTGCCGACGATGGCTTTATCTACGAAACAGAAGTAATTACTGCTACCACAAAAGATTCATTGGTTGGTCCACAAGAAGTTATGTCTTGGGTTGAAAACAGTTTATTAAATCGTCACCTGCATCAATTGTACTACAAGAAGTATACACCAGTGTTGCCTCCTGCAGGCACCACAGTCAATTGGGTAACAGTAAACTCTGGCAACGCAACCACAACTGGTTATTTTTCAACCAATGGCAGCAGTACGCCATTAAGAATCGGAAGAGGAAATCCTGACATTAAATTTAGAACCATTGGCAAGAACAGCTTGGTAAAAACCACCGGCGGCAAGT